GAGCTTTTTTGATTGACCCTCCCATTTGGTCGGTAGTTACAACCTCAGATGAAATCGAAGACCTGTTACCTTGTGTTGCAGTCCACCCTACTAAACTTAGTTCGTGACACATTGCCTCAAACTGCCTCATTACCGAACCTTCACTTTTCCATTCATCTTTATTTGGATTCTCAGGAAGAACACAATCGATATAATCTAACATAATCAAATCGATTTTGATTCCATCTGCAATCATCTTCCTCACCTGATTCTTGATTTGTAACATCGTCATAGTATCTGACGGTAACTTTCTAAGAACGAGTCTGTTCTGCATCGTTTCTTTTATTTCATGGATTTTATCCATTACTTTATCCTTATGTAAAACTAAGTTATCTGGTTCTATACCCGTCCAAAGTGTAAAATGTTTCCTTTGGATAATTTTGGGGTTGTCTTCAAAAAATACTTGAAGTACGTTATATCCATGATTGAATGCCGTATTTGCAATCTTAGTTAGAATTGTTGTTTTACCGACACCTGTTGGAGCCAATATAACACCAATCTCACCTTTAGCTAGTCCACCTTTCAGAAGTCGGTCAATACCTGGAATTCCCATTGGTATCGGATGTCTAAAGTCTTCATCAAGTACGGTTTCCAAATCGGAGAACACGTCAGACATTCCATCGGAGGTTTGTCCGACTTGAAGAGCATCTCTTACCAGAGTTTCAACTTTATCATAAGATTCGAAATCACCTTCGTTGATGATTTTTTGTGCCTTCTCCATTGCTTTCTGTAACTCTTGTTGTTTACAGAACTTTAATCCTTTTTCTTGAACAAAAGTTACTCCCTCGAAAGGTGCCGACTTTATTTGTTTTAGTGTATCCAAAACAATTTTAGCAACCAACTCTTGTTGGATTTCTGATTTAACAATTTGTTCTATTGTCTCGAAGGCGGGTGTGGACTCGTATTTTGCGTAATACTCTTTAATCATCTGTACGATGATTTTGAAGTATTTGTTATCAAAGTAAGAACTTTCTAAAACATCCATAATAGTGGATGAGAATGTCTTATCAAGGATAATCTGATTGATAAGTTGTAACTGAAATGTATTACCGAGGTAATCGAAATTTTTCATAGTAGAACTGAGCCCCTCTATTAATTAAATACTTACTTTGCTAAGTCGTATTCTAGATATTTGAAAGATAATTTGGTTTCTGAAAAAATGTCAGTTAGAGTTTTCAAAATTTCTTTCAAGTATGGTCTGACATCCACTGTATAACGAACTTTTGGTGGGAACATTTTTCCGTCAAAAATTCTATGACAAATTGTCTGGTCATTGAATTTCACATACAGATTAAAATACTCGGGTCCGTCAGTGAAAGATGTTTCCATAACTGATGGGTCATGGATGATTGACTCTTTGTTATCCATCATGTAGATAACTGTCTTCATTTTTAAGTCGTACTTCAGTGTATCCGCAGTTCTCTTCATGAAGTCATACAACTCTAATGAATTTTTTGCCTTCGGATTGAATCCTTTGACGTTAAAAAATCTTTGGACAACAATGTTGTCATTCAAGGTTAATAGGAATTCTAATTTAGTAATTTCCTGTTCTCTGTTCATTTTTTGTTTTTTTGGTTATTAAATTTTTCTTTTTTCTTTTCTAATCAATTTCATAAATGGTTTAACAAAATTGACCCAAGCCTCGTCATTTTTAGGTAGAAACTTGAATAGTCCGTCATCGACCATCATCTTCATTAAATTTTTGTACCCCCTGTTTTCAGGGTCAAAAACATCATTGTAAATTTGTTCGACAATTTGTTTTCCTTCATCGGAAATTAAAGGTTGTTGTAAATCAACAAGTTTTTGGTTAGTAATAAAGTATTCTTCTCCAAGTATACCTCTTTTTGTTGTTCCCGTCAATAGGTTGCTAATCAATTTCACCTTGGACCTTTGCTCGATTTCTCGTGCATTATTGATTATTTCATCTATAGTGCATGGTTTATCAAGCATCTGAGGAAAAAATTTCATCATACTTTTTTCACCGAAAAGTTTTATTCCGTCTATGTTGTCTGATTTGTCGCCAGTTAGTACTTTATATACCATAACATTTTGATGTGGTATATCTATTGAACCCATCTTTATTTTATCACCGTACTTGTAATATCTTTTTTGAACTGGCGAATAAATAGTAACTTTCTTAGATATAAGTTGCGTTAAGTCTTTATCTGCAGAAAATATAATAACTTGTTCTTCCTTACATATTTGTGTGTAGTAAGCAATTAAGTCGTCAGCCTCATTACCAAACATTTCAACTTGTCTAACAAAAACTTCTTCAAGATATTCTTTTACTCTTTGTTTTTGTTGGAGGTAGGATTCATACTTAAAATCCATCATAGATTGTCTACGGTTTGCCTTATATTCAGAGTACAGTAGTTTCCTTGCACTCGAATTAGATTCGGCATCCCAAAAGACCACAACTTTATCATGGTTATGTTCCTCCAAAAATTTTCTTAGGGTGTTTATAAAATGAAAGATTCCACCAACATGTTCAGACTCATTGAATAAGTCTTTAACACCGTGGAATCCTATTTTGAATAAATTATCACCATCTACCAAAAGGGTTTTAGTCATAATCATTCTATATTGTTAAACATCTTCTTTTTCTTCTTTCAAGTCGAAATCACCTTCACTTCCTATAATATCTTTCCAATAGTCAGCATATTCTTTTTTGTATGACTCAATTGAGGCTTTCTCTTCTGTAGAATCCTTGCCTGCTAAAAATCCATGTGGTGTTACAATAATCTTACCGTCATCGAAACCTAATCCATTTATATGGTTTTTCATTACCGATACTTTGGACCTAATTGCAAATTTGACACTCCTCTTATCTTTAGTCGCAGTAATTTTAGTTGTACCAGCACCTTTTTGGTTTCCAAATAAAAATACTAATGATGAGTTTAACCAAACTGATTCACCACCTTTAGCTTTAATTTTTGGTTGACCGAAAGGATTATCTGGAAGTTCAACCCAAGGTTGATTGATAATGATGAGGGTATTTTCATAGTCAGTGTCTGCTTTCCTTGAACCTGAAATTCTTTGGTTGATACCCATTCCAATTTTATCAGAAAGAACAGAAGCATTGTGTTGTTTTCCTCCCTTACCTTCATAAGTCATCTTACATGGAACCGAACCAACTGAATCCCAAATAAAACATAGACTATAGTTTAGTTCCCCTTTTTCTTGAGCATCCAACAACTGATTTATGTAATCAGTGATTTGTTCAATGTAACTAAAGTTGTTATTGAAAAGGAAAAATCCGTCCCAATCCATTTCACCTGTTTCCTTATCAGGAACTTCTTCACAATCGAAACCCATTAGTCTCGCATGGTCAAAACTCCATTTTTGTTCTGTGATTATGAAGACAGGAAGTATTCCTTTTTTTTGGGCATCGACCGCAGATTTGACTGCCGCAGTAGTTTTTCCTGTATCAGAGTGTCCTAAGAACATATTGATGTGTCCAATAGCAGGACCAGGTATGCCAACAGCATCCAAGAAATCTTGACCTAAATCTAAAAATCTTTGTGGTTTATATTTTGCTGAAGTTGAAAACTTTTTCTTAAGACTGCTAAATTCAGTTTTTTTAATTGCCATAAATTGTAGTTGAAAAAAGGACATAGATACTCGATTGATTTCGGTACCTATGTCCTTTGTATTTTAATTAGAATGGTAAGTCACCATCAACATCTGCATCCGCTTGTGGGTCTACATATCCTTTCTTGCTTCCACCCATTGATGTCTCAGAGTCCGTAGAATCACCGTAAACGTACCCACCTCTCTCACTATCCCATCTTGGAGTTTCACCTCTTGCAATAGCCTCTAAATACTCCACAGGCTTTTTACTATAAACATCTAACCAAGTTAACTCATCATCAACCCATACTTTACCTTGTTTTTTGTCTTCGTGAACTGGTGATGGGTCATCATACATTATTGTTGATACAGTTGTATACTCTTTCCCTTTTGGAGTTTTAGACTTAGTCAACTCGATGATGAGGTCACGACCTTTTTCAGGGTCAGTAATGTCACCCTTGTTTCTCCAAATAGGAATAATCTTATCCAAGATACCATCGTTTTTATAGTTGTGTTTGAACCTCCAAAACTTTGGTCCTTCTTCTTCCTTATCTCTATCAATCACTTTTACAATGTAAAACTTACGTGACTTGTATTGTTTAGCCAATTCTTTGTCCGAATCTTTACCTGTTGAAATAAGTTCTTCGTAAACTTCATTCAAAGGGGAACGTTCGTTATCATTTTTTCCTGGGTCGTAAAACTTCTGCCATTTACCACCCACTTGGATTTCGTGATACCAAGCTTCAACAAATGGCGAAGAACCGTCTTTAGTTGGTAGGATTCGAATTCTTCTTTGTCCTGAGTTTTCTTTGTCTCCCAAAATAAGAGCAAAGTATTTTTTCATTCTTTCCTCTTGAGACATGTTAGATTGGGCCCCGCCCGATTGCTTTGATTTTTCGTACTGTGCCAATACGGCGTCTAATGTATTCATGTTTTAAAATTTATACTACAAATATAATCACTATTTCGATGTCTGTCAAATAAAAAAGGTCACCTAAGTGACCTTTCTAAATTAATATTCGTTTTCCGATGATGGTAAAAAACTATCTTTCACCTGTTTGTCAACAATATCTGTGACTTGGTCAGATGTTAAAACATAATCTTTTTTTCCCGTCTTTTCCATTTCTTCTTTTTTATCTTCAAAAAAATCGGAAAGTTTCTGAGTGAAAGGGTATGAATCATACGTTCTTAGTTCTAACTTTTCTTGTGGAGTTTTTTCTCTATACTTTTCTATCTTACTTTCGAGGGAATTTAATTTACTCACAATGGAATCCATTTCCGAAAGTTTCTTTTCTAAATTTTCTATTTGACTAAATAAATTATTAAAGTAATCTTCTTGTTTCTTTTCTATCGTCTCTTGTGACTTAACTAAATCCGTAACATCCAATTCTTCGGTACCCCCTCCCGTTTCTTCAGACTCACCCTTGTCATCGATTTTTTCAACTTCAGGGTCTGCTTCAACATCTATTGGTGTTGGTGGTACATCAGGTTGTGGTGCACCTGTCGGAGCTGCTATCTCAGCACCCGCTACTGGTGGCGGTGGAGGTACTGCACCTGCAGTCTCAGGAGCAACTTGTTCATTTACATAACTATTTATGAAATGATACCTTTCTATTTCACTTAATATTTTCTTATCGATTCCCATTTTTATCCGTTTAATAATTGTTTAATACCTTTTGCGGTTTCTACCTTAACTTTTCTATTGGTGTAAACTTGGTGTCCTGCCCTCTCAATCAATCCATCTTTTTCTCTCACGATGTAGCAATCACCAGTATCTAAGTCACAAACTTCTTTGGTTCCATTACCCATATCTTCTTCACTAAACCTAACTTGTTTACCCAAATAATTGTTCAAAACGTTATTTAAATTCATAAAATTTGTTTCCTATAAATATATGTGAAATAACAAATATTAACATCCTGCACCAATAGGATTACAAGTTACCCCATTGATAATGATTTGGTTTCCACCTGTACCGTCAGGATAACATTCACAACAAGGATTTTTCATTATTCTATCATACGTTGGGAATGTCAAAACATCACCATATACATACTCGTAATCAGGACAATTAAATGCCAATACTTTTCTAGCGAAAGTTATTCTCGTTGCAAATGCTGGTATATAGACATCAAAATAAACAACTCGATTACTACTTAATTCTGCAGCAGTTGTAATATTATCTAACCATCCCCCTGATGTTGTTGCAAAATTACCTCCACTCCTATCTTTAGGAGGTAACGCTCTTACAATTGTAAAATCAGCAATTTTCGTTTCCGTTCCTTGTGAGGTGACTAAGAAAATTGTTGCCGGATAGTCTTTGCTTAAAACACCATCATAGAAGACTATTCTTCCTTCCAGTTTAGATGTTCCTTGGACATAGTTTATGAATAAATCTACACCTCCTTTTTTAGCGTTTTCTATAATTTGTTTATCATTATCTACTGTGTTTGGAGGTGGTGGTTGTTGGGTGACCGCACTAGAATTATCGACAAAAACAAAAGGTTCTGTACTTTCAATTGTACCACCGCTAGTTATGATTTTAATTTTACTTGACGCTTTCGTAATTGGTGTAAAGGTAATGCCAGTTGCACTTATTGACTGAACTGTAGCTTTAGCTCCATTTAAAAATACTTGAGTGTTACCGAGTAGATTTGTTCCTGACAAACTAATTGGTTGTATAACTCCCGAAGTTGTTTGACCTGAAGGTGAAAATGATATAATTGTTGGTGGTAAACACTTTGGTTTACCTGAAGTACTTGTATTCTGATTGTTTGTGGGATTTTTTTGTTTTTCAGGGTCATTTGTTCCAACTGTTCCTTTGAATAGTCTATCAATATCAACTTGTTGTACACCTATTGTAGTGTTTGTCGCAAGTTGGTTGAAAGAATTGAGTCCAGCCCTTAATCTTTCACCATTTTGTTTTATGTTAGAATCAGTAGTTCTTCCCGAATAGAAAAACGGTTCACTCACTGAACTTGTTGTGTTTGGATAGTAACAATTATAAAATAACCATAAACCTTCTTTTTCAATTAAATTTCTTCTCTGTCTCAGTCTTTCATATAAAAACTCTACAAACTTATCAGTTGAATTGAAAACCGCCCAAGGAGAATCCCTTAATTTATTTTTCACACACATATATGTTTTTTCAAAATAATCATTATATGTAGGAGAAAAATTTTCACTTAGATTTATCGCAGCGCTATAATTGTTTCCATAACCCATAAATTTATTTTCTTTATATGTTGAGACATAACAAATAGAATAGATAATTGCCTTCATATTCATGTCCGTAACATTTTTCTTGATAAGGATATCATTTATCGAAGTTATCATTTGTTCTGGTGTTACACTCGTTGCGACAAATTTTGTACTAACAAATTGGTTATTTAGATATACCAAATCTACGTTATTAACACAAGAGTTTTCAGGGCTTGGGGATTGTTTAGCGTCTGAAACTTTTTTATCCGCCTTTCCTTGGTCTGTAGTTGGTGGTATTGATGGTTTTTCCGAACTATTTCTTATGAGCGCTTCTACTTTCGTTAGTAAGTTTTGATTTATACTTTGGAGGTATTTGTCAATTTGTGGATAATCAAATACCGCCTGTCTTATTCCATTAAATTGTGTTTGGAACGAACCTGGTTGTATAGTGTGAGTAACCTCTTGAATCATATAAGGTCCGTTGAACATAGGGACATGTCTCAGATTGAAATACATCGTAGGTTGAATCATAGCATTACCTAAAGATACAACCGTACAAGGATAACTTCTCTGATTATATAAATTATATAATCCTACGTTCTGTGTCGCATTACCAAGACCACTTGCAAGTGATGCCAGATTGTAAACTTGGGCAACAGCTTCAGCAGTTGCTTTGCCAGAGTCTTGTCCTACTTGGAACGAATAAAATATATTTTGGTTTCTTACTCCGATATCAACATTGAATCCGACACATCTATTAGATAATCCCCAATCTGTTTTCCCCTGTTGATTTTCAACTAATGGATTGTCTGAAGCCCTCCTCAAATCAAATGCGTCTGTTTTGAATCTATAATAGTTGTTGTCGGGTAATTCCAAATAATTAGATGGTTTACCTGTAAAGAAACAAACCATTTTTGGTCCCGAATCTCTATAATCAACACTTAAGAAAGTTCCCCATAAGTTATTAGCGAAATTCAAGGTACCTTCAGGTTTCCTATTTGTGATTCCATCAACATCCTGAACGTTATAAAAATTAACATATGCCGGTAGATTCATGATTGAAAAATTATTGTCAATCAGTATACCTGCTAAAAGTGTATAAACACTCATGACCTCGTTCATGGAACTTGTTGATAACATGGTTTTGAGTCTAAAAACATCAATTAGTAAATCGTCTCCTATGTTTCTTGAAGCTCTATCAAGGAAAAGAATGTCTTCGAATATTGTTTTACTTTCATAATCTCCTCCAGCAATCCATTTGTCATTCAGCGCTTTGAATGTTTCATATATTGTAACCTTGGACTGTTGTCCATCAACAACCGATTGTTTTGTTGTTTCTTGAACTTGGCTTTGCCCACTTAAATTTTTTCTTAGGTTATTAAGTACCCCGTTTATAAATAAATCTTGCAGACTTTGACATTGGTCAATATATTGTTGGAGTCTAATTCTGAAACCTCCAACAGTAATCGATTGTAGTTTTTGAGTTGCATACATTTTTATGATAGGTGCTAGTATCTGAATATTTGGTACTGAAAATTTAATGTTATTATCTATGAAAAAATCTGTAATATAAGACCCTTGGTCTTTGTATCTCAAAGCATTAATTGTCGAAAAACCAACTTGTAATTCTAACTCTAACCATTCTTTCGGGTATTGTTGTTTTGATAGTTCAAGAGTTATCCCTCCTGTTGTAGGTAGTGAGCCTTTAACATAAGGTTCAAAGTTTATCGGGTCAACAAGTTGTGGTGTTGTATTATGTGAAAGGAACGATTCAAAAATTCTCCTATTGTATTCAGAGGGATTACCGTATTTGAATACAATATCATATTCCATGAAACTAGAAAGTTGATTATTTACAACATCAAATTGTTCTCCAATTGTATTTGTAAAAAAAGTTTCTTGTGGTATATTTGATGTATTAGGTTTTACCAACATCATATTTTTGAAAAGTAGTTGGAAGTTTCTGAAAACATCATTCTCCTCTGAGGCAAAGTTATTGTAGGATGCAACACTTGTATCGGTAATATCTGAAATAGGTTTACTAAAGTTCAAAAATTCTTCTTCGAACCTGTCTAAAATATTTTTTTCGAAGACACCAAAAACATCATCAATTTTCATATAATTTTCCAACTCAGAAAACCTGAATGGAACCATCTCGATTGCATTTGGTTGGTATGTGTTTAAGTATTCGTCGTATTTAGGTTGTTTTATCTTTGATGTATCGAAGTACCCGAAGTTTGATGTAGACCAAAATAATCTAGCCGAACCATTAAATACCGCTTTGTTTCCTACGAAGGTATAACCATTTTCTATCCCTTCAGGAGTTACCAAAGCTTCGTTCGCTTCATTTATGTTTGCACCAAAAGACGGTACGACATACAACCTTTGTATGTCACTAATTATTGGTGGTTGACATTCTTGTGTTTTTGCACTGAACTCAATGTTTGCCGGAAGTAAAACACTCCAAGGATAAACGTTAAAAGTCGTGTCATTAAGACCTGTCACGTTTTCTATATTCCCTCCTGGTAAATTAACAACCTGTAATCCTCTATTCACAACACTTTGTAATTCTTCGTTTGTATAATTCCTGAATAAGTCATATCCATTATAAAAAACGTTGAAGTCGTTTAAAACTTTGGGATAGAAACCTGGTTGTATTTTATACGTTGTATTATTGTTTGCTTGTAGTTGAATGTCTATAGTCTGTGATTTATCCTTATTTCCACTTGTGTTGATGAAAGTATATTTTTTTCCCACATTTTTAGTGATTGGGTCGTAAGCTGAAACATAATCGAAGTCTTTCCAAACTTCTGAGATAATATCTACACCTGTCTGTTTGTAGGTCTTATATCTATGCCAAATGGAACCGAACTTGAGAATCCAAGCATATGGTAGTTTGTGAACCGCACCGAACTTCTTCAATGCTGCAAACATATAATTCATATCGTCCAAACCTAAGTTCGTTGAGATGATTGCGTTGTTTACATTTTCGACCTTAGCTACAGATTTTAATTTTTCTCTTAGTGAAATTAATGGTAACGAGTTTAAAAAAAGATATGCAGCTACTTTATACGGTGTTTTATTTCCTCTCCTCCAATTATCAACACCTTGTAAAATTGAGTTTACAAAAAAAGGAGTGTTTAACATAGATGTTGTTGTCACAACTGGTAAACCTCTACCCCAATAAAATACCGCAGGTGAGTCAGTAAACGTTTTACCAACTGTCATTGGGAGTGTACTTGGGATTGCTAGATTATAAAAGTTACTTAACTGAAAATTGTTTTGAACAACCTTAGTTGGATTTTGCGGTTTTTGAAATGCAAAATTTGTAACAGGTCTATTCACATTATAGTTTTCTAAATCAGAAAAGTTTGAAATCACATTTTGTGGCTCATAAATTCTCAAACTCTCCGTTGTTTGGTATCTCTTCGGATATATGTTAGTATCATTTCCAATCAAGTTCGTTGCACACCATGTATCATCTGTAAATGGATACGTATCTATGATTGATAATAAGTTTGGTGTAGTATCAATAATCTTTTCTAACTGAACCGAATACTTGGCTAAATTATTTTCTAAAGTTGGTCCTAAATCGTTTAATTCCCTTATTTCAAAAGAGTTTCTAAGATATCCGTTTATATATGGGGTTACAAAAAAATCTCTACTATATTGTTGATATAACCTACCCGTACCTTGATTGGAAAAACTATATAAAGTATTTTGGTAATTTTGAGCAGTTATTTGATAATTTTTCAGTTTGTATGTTAAATAAGGTGAGCTTGTACCCAAACTTGTTTTGATGTTTTCACTTTCGTAGTTTGTTACTAATAGGTTCAACTCATCTTTTGCAGTTCCTTGAACCCTACCTAACCCCGTATAAAAAGATGTCAAATATTGTCTTTCCCAAATTTCATAAAAAAATTTAATCTCATCCTTATTTCTATAGGCAATATTATTTTGAGGAAACTCTAAAGAATTTATATTCAATAAGTTTGTTGTTGAAGAATTTTCCAACGGTGGAGGCGCTATTGGTGATTGGAACTTTTGAGTTAGACCTTTCAAATATTCTTCGACAAACTCCACTTCAGGCCAAACATCATATCTATTCCCTTTAGTAACATCAACAACAGAAGGGTCAGCAAGATATTTCAACTGAAACTTACCTTTCTTATCTTCATTAGTTTCAACAAAAAATTGTGGCCAAGGGTATATTGGTATGTTAGAACTATTCAAAGTTGAGTTTGTAGATGAGGCTTCAACATTTTGTTTTCCGTCAGAACTTATTGCTGCAGATTGATTATTTAAAATCGCACTTCTTCTAACTGGGTCGTTTCTCAAACTCCAAGACTTTGTATGAACTTCATCCATAAGTCTAATGAAACCTTCAGTGGAAGCCATGATGATTGCCGAAATATTTCTTACAGTCGGTCTAAATCCTAAACCTATCTTGTCGTCTTCTAATTTTTTTGCAAGTGTTGCTGTAATCTCGGATTCGTAATCAGTTAACTTTTTGTTTGCTTGGGCTTCCATCGACCTTATTTTATCTATGAAAGTTTGTAAGTCGAAAGTGTCGTCGGCAATTAATTGTGTTTTCTCTGAATTCTCTTCTTTGACTTGTTTAGGTACTAATAAAGTGGTGATAAGGTTTTTTGCGTCGTTAAACTCTTTAGAGTTTTCGTTTTCGAAAAAAACGCCCTTTTCTTTAAGGGTTTCTAACCAATTAATTTCAGCCCAATTAAGTTTTGGGTTTGTGAAGTTTTCTTTACTAATTGTGTTATTTATGACGGCTTTCGAACTAACAACTCCCAACGTTCCATTTTCCGATAAAGCTTTATTATATTCTTTAATATACTTTTCTAAGTCTGCAATTGCATCTGTTTTTGCTTGTGGTGAAAGACCCTGTTTAAACATAAACCTCTTCAACCCATTCTTTAGTATTATCGGATTGGGGTTCAAATATGTATTAAACCATGAATCATTCGATTGATATATTTTTTCGTAATATTTTGTAAGAGTTGCTTTATAAGTTCTACAGTCTGTTAATGGTTGAACATCCGCCTCAGTATATTGAGACATAATGTTTGTCTCGAAAGTGTCTATTTTCTGTATCAACTGATAAAACGTAATTTCGGGAAAGTCAGGCTCTATCAATCCTTTTGCTTTATACTCACTGTAGACTTGTGATATCTTTTCATACCCCCTCTCACTGACAACGGAAGTGACAATATTTTGTTGGTTATTTGTTGGTGCAGAAGCTCCCTTTCCGTTTACTGAATCTTGTTTGACTTGACCGACAGTTGGGTTTGAGTTCACTGTTAAATCATATCTTTTGGAGTACATGTGTGGTGTTGCCAACAAATGTCCAACTAAGATTTCATTTAATATATTGAATTTATAACCTTTAAACTCTAAACTGACTTCATAATTTCCACTGAAGGAATTAAACCTTGCATTGAACTTTTCTAAGTTAAGTTGATATCTGATTGCCTGACCATAATAACCTTTGAGGGTCAAATAGAATTGAGGGTAAGGTAAATTGAAAAAGGCAGCATAAGGTGAGTTGTTACCTAACTGAAACAAGGCTTTCCCTTGAACATCTTCAAGTTCTATTGATACGGTTGGAATAAAAGATGAT